CCTCCCGTCAGGTTGAATTTCCATCCTGACATCACCCAACGTCCAAGAAACATCGTCAGCACTACTCTGAATACGCAATACAGCAGAACGAGATCGTGCTCTTACATCAGCCTGTTTGGTAGTGCTTGTGACAGAACTTGTGGAGTTGGTTGTCAAGCTGTCGCCGGGATAGTTACGGGTCTTCAATATGTAATCAACGCCATTACCCGCCGCACTGGATATATCAATATCCGGTATAAGCTTTTTAATAAAAGCAAACTGATTGCCGTCTCCTATATCGAACACAGAAGACTCAATGTATGAAGTCATTGCGGAACCGTCATTCGTGGTCCCTGATTCGTGGTCATAGATGTAGTTTGTGCTGCTCACGGTTCCCGCAGCACGGGGTTTACTAAACAATCCAAAATCAACCCAAGCAGTTCTTGACAACGAACCAATGTCCCAGGTTCCCTCTGCATGGTTAAACTTCACATAACGGTCAATATCATCACTGTCAGAGGAACAATAAAACCAGAATATTTCGTCAAACATCCGGTTAGAACCCCCAAAGAACTTTAGCTTTTGCTCAAGGTTTATATCGTCAAATACGTATCTAAGAATTGTGCAGGGTATTGTCTGTATCTGCCCCGCATACACAAAAAAGTTCTCTGTATCCATCCAGAAAACACGATCTCCAACGGGAACAACCAAGTTTGGAGACAACACTGATACGTTGTTTGCTAAAAGAGCAAATGAAAAGGTAAAGGGCGGTCCTACAAATCGCATACTGTACAAAGAAGAATCAGTCCAGATAAGCGTCTCCTGTCTTGTTTGCGTCCCGGTAATAATTTCGGAACCAGAAGAAAGGCGCATAGACCCTGCTGTATTCGTTACGGTAGGTGTCCAATCAACTGCATTCTCTTGATCTGACCAACGTACAAGCAGGAGATCTTGAGCCGTGGTCCCTATGGTATTGGCACCCAAGCAAATGACGTGACGATCTGTGTCTGATACAAGAACCTGACGGGACGTGGTCGGTGCACCAGAAGCCCCTGTCTGGCTACTTAGTGCTGTTGCTCTTGCAGAAAGACCTAGTGACGCATCCCAATAAAAGACGTTATCGTCACGAACATTAAGGATAAGATCCTCACCCCAGTTGTCTTGTGACCATAAACGTGTCTCACCAGAGGTAAACGGAGCTACTGTATCACCCCATCCATAAAAGCCGTTGGCTTCTTTAACAATATCATCATCAGAGTGGGCGGCAGCGGTAGTACCCAAAGAACCACGAATAACGGTTGTTAGGTCGTTGCTTGATTTTGCTGTGTAAAAAATTAATTCATCATCAATAAGTATCAAACCAGCAAAAGTAGCTGTTGCGCCACTGGCATGAAGAGCTTGAGTAGTTCCACTAGCGCCCCGTGTAAGATCACCAAGAACAGTGCCTGAGTTAGTCTTATACGAAATAAGTTCGCTGTCTATTTGAACTGTGCCTTTAGAAGGCATCCCAGAACTATCGGCTAAGTTTATACTGGTGGCTCCGAAAGCTACCGCAGCACTTGTAGTGGTCGAGGCAGTTTCAAAATCAGAAGCAGACGTTAAATCTATTGACGTTACACTGTCGTTTATGCCGCCGTCCAAGGTGGTTTGGGAATAGGTAAGGGTTGAACCACCCCAGTAACCGGAACCCCAACCGGGGCCAAGAATAGACTCTTCAATACCAACATGAATTTGGTAAACCGCAATAACAGCAGTTCCGCCTCCTGTAGCGGAAGAAGTAGCGGTTCCACCTGTATCGAGCTTGTAGCTGTTACCAGAAACCACCTGCGTTATAATGTGTTCTTTGTTTAAATCAGCAGTGGTTAGACCGCCCACAGCTGTTGCACCGCTAAAAGTAACATAATCGCCCTCCGCTGCTCCATGTTGAGTAGCCGTTACTGTAATTTCACCCGAAGTATCAACTGTAGTAATCGGGTTAGTTCCAAGAGTGGCCGTGGCTCTAACTGGTGTGATGTCGTTGTATTGAGATCCTTGTTCAATGTAGAATTTTACATTAGTTCCAACGCCCATAAGCTTTAGGGCGCCCAAAGTAATCCACGCATGTAAAGAACGGGTTGTTCCCGTCAATGTATCCGCAGAAATCTTTGTCCAACCGCCCAACTTTTCAGGACGACCTTTTCTAAAACGTATTAGGTCAGAGTCAAACCAGCCTTGTTCATTCGCAAAAGAGGTGCTTTCACGATTAACACCAGGTTTAAACTGAACTCTGGTAAGCGGCATTCATCCTATCCCGCAACGTATGCTTTACCAGCCGTGACCGCATTCGTGTAAGACGTTTTGGTTTTACTGGAGTCTTTGTACCACTGTTTCTCTGCTTGAATCTCAAGATGGTCTGTGTTGCGTGTGACCATCAGCTTGACTTCAGCGGCATCGCCATACATTTCTAATGCTTCAGCATCATCTGCAACAGTTGCGTTAATTAGTGATACGCTGTCATCCATCGCTTTAAAATGCGCGGCAATCTCATCTGCCGTAGGTTCATCAGCCATTTAATTTCTCCTTGGTTTCATCAAATAAATCAGGGGCGTCGGGGTTTTTAAGACTATCAATCAGCGCAGTCATAAAACTATCCAAAGCCACGTTAATCTGGTCTAACTGGAATTGTTGTGATTGGCGCTTGCTTTGAAGATCCTGCACTTGAGCAATCCAGTATTTCTGTTGCTCCGTAAGGTCGCTAGGATCGTATTCGGTTCCAGCAATGTTAACTACATTTGTTTCGTTATCAGCCACAGCAAGTATGCTCCTCTTTCCATTTTTTCAATTCTTCGATTTCAGCGGATAGTTCTTGCACCGCTTTAACCATTGAAGGCATTAGTTTACCCATCGCAGCCTCTAGCTTTTCAGGGTTATCCTTTAATACGAGTTGTAAATATTCTTCAGCATCAAATTTGTTCTGTGATTCGTCTAGTTCTTGAGCAATAAAACCTGCTTCTTTAATTCCAACTTTAGCACCATCCCTCATATTCCATGTAAATTTTACAGGATGTAGAGTGTTGATAAAATCAAGACCCACATCTAAGTCTTTAATTTCCTTTTTATCTCGCCTGTCAGATAACGCAGAGATGCTTTGAACTTGACACCGAAGTGCTGAGATACTTCCATTGCCTAAAGTTACAGAATTTGAAGTATCAGTTGCCGCAGCATCGGAACTATTTCCAAGAATAATATTATTAGAACCATCCACTAAAGCATCACCAGCAGCACTACCAATGCAAACATTATTGTCACCTGAAGTAATAGCGACACCAGCCGTATATCCTAAAGCAATATTACCCCCACCAGCGACTACGTTATAAAGAGCATTATCACCCACAACAACATTTCGTATGCCTGTAATAGCACCCGCAGCAGCAGCGTTATCGCCTATGTAAATACTTTGCCCACCTGTAGTAAGTGCGGCTGCACAATTATTACCTATTATGACGTTTTCAGAAGCAGTGGTCATCGCACTACCAGCATTCTGACCAACAATAACTGATGTAGTACCAGTTGTTACAGCATCACCAGCGTTGGCACCAATAATAGTATTACTAGCTCCTGTAGTAATTGCCTTTCCAGCACCATATCCAACAGCAGTTGTGTTAGCGGCAGTCTCAAGAAGCTCACAAGCAACTGAGCCTATGGCTGTATTATTATTTGATGTAGTACAAGTACTCAAAGCACCTCTACCCATCGCCGTATTGTCATCGCCAGTTGTTATTGCATCTCCGCAAATAGCGCCGACAAGTGTATTGTAATTTCCAGCACCAACTATTGCAGCACCAGCCGAAGCTCCAACCGCCGTATTATAAGTTCCTGTTGTATTTGCTGCTAATGCTGCATTACCTACCGCAGTATTATTTGATGAGGTAGTATTTGCGGCTAAGGCACTTTGGCCCACCGCTGTATTACTTGCACCTGTTGTGGTAACGGATAGTGCATAGGCACCCACTGCTGTATTATTAGCGGCTGTAGTATTAGCTCCAAGTGCGGATGATCCAACTGCGGTAAGACTCGCGCCAGTTGAACTAGCATCCAGAGCCTGTGCGCCAATTCCTGTATTGTTAGCGCCAGTGGTATTGGCACCAAGTGCAAGATGGCCCATTCCAGTATTATTATTTGCAGTTGTATTTGCAGCTAAAGCACCAGAGCCAATGCCCACATTGTTTGCTCCAGTTGTATTAGCAGTTAGAGAATTATAGCCTACAGCAGTATTGTTAGATGCTGTCTCATTAAGTTTTAATGCGTTATAACCTAGTGCTGCGTTGTAGCCTCCACTTGTATTAGTGCCAAGAGCTTCCTGTCCAACAGCGGCATTTCCA